TCTTTCATCGATAGTTGCAGAAGGGTCTCCATCTTCTTGCTTATCGTTCGTTTCGAAGAGGCTGTACCTGCCGAGTACATGCTTGCTACTGTCAAAAAAAAACCAATAGCTCCTAATAAGATATGAGAAGGAAAGTCTTTCATTTCTTCCCATCGGTCTTGTACTTTCTCTGAATCGTATGTTTCTATGTCGTAGTATTCAAAAGGATTTTCTACTCCTTGTTTTAAAGCAGTTCTAATTCCTTGATTGACTATAAACTCTAACGATTTGAATTTATTTTTTACTACCGGGCGGTATAACAATGCTGCTATCTTATGTAAATTATTACCAAGGTCTTTGCAGTATTCTTCCATATCTACGAAACAACCAAGGTTCATTTTATGGATATCGGAATAACCATATAGAGTGCCGTTATATTCAACTAGTGCATGAAACGATTCTTTAGGTAAAGCTAATTGCTGTAAGTCTTTATATATCTCTTGAATTAATCGAGTAGGATAAAGCTTAACATCTTTTTCTTCTATTTTTAGTAATGCAGCTACCGTAGTGACTAGCTTACTAATATCAGTACCTTCATTCTTAGACACTTTGGTATACATGTCTAGAGTTAAGTAGTCTGGTAATGAAATATTAAATTTTTTCTTCATATTTTATAAATAGGACATGAAAGTCGGGAAGTTACACCTAAAAAATAACTGTTAAAATAGTTGGTAAATCGATTAAAAGTTCTTATCTTTATAGTATATAAGTTTAATAATAATAAAATAATAATAATAATGGAAAAATTAAGTAATGAAACAGTACAAAAGTTAACTAACCAATTAGATAACCTTAACTTTAATATAGAACAACTAAACGACTCTCTTAACAGAAAAGATGACTTTAGTAATTGGAGTTATGCTGAGATCTTTGGATCTATTGCTAGTAGTTTGATTAAGATGAACTCTATTGAGAATAACAAACTGAATCAACAAAAGTAAAACAAACCTTACAAGCATCTGATAACCCGGTAGATTGATCATCGAAAGGCAGGTGCTTTTTTTATGTCTAATGTTGTCACGCGAGTACCCTACGTTTACTTAAGATTTTCGAGTACCCTACTTAGGTAGTGAACCAAACATAGGTTTTTCCTCTCTTATGTATTTAGGAGGTACCGTTATACGGTTACGTTTAATGAATTGATTACGGCTGTAATTGGCAAGCATCAATGAATCAATAAAATCATCATGCTGTCCAGTAGAATGGGTAAATGATAGTTTTCCAGTCTGAGATAGTTTATAGGTATAGGTCGAAAACTCTTTATGTAACTGAGGCAGTAACTCTCTTGAAGGTAATTCAATCGACATAGTCTCTATATCATGAATTAATTTTCTAACCATCTCTGTTTTGTTATCCTGAGTTGTATTAAATGGACGGATACGAGGAGACTTTGGTTGTATCAAATCATACATCGCACGGCCGATACCATTTACTTCTATATAACCACCTATCACTCTATATCTACTCAAGGCAGATACAAATTTATCGGCTATTGTTACAATGTTATTGTGGTTGTCTGATAGTACGTTCATGACTCTCCCAACGGTATCAATTATTGTTAAAACCGATTTATCGTCCGACAGGCCGGTATCTATACCAACATAGACTTCTTTGGATGAGACGGAGTCAAAGTTTGTTACAGTTGCACACTTCTCTACACCCACAAACACGTCATTTGCCGAATCAACAAACTCTGCTTCAAACTCTTGTTTAAAAATGTCAGGAGGTAAACTCTTTCTAGCTTCATCTATCAAGATAGGATTGATGTATGGACAGTCAGTAAGTGGAAACTTCATCGAAACTACTCCTTCTTTATTGTACCAATTATGAAAGAAGTTCTTACCTTTAGGTGTTGATACCATCAGACACTTCTTACCGTTAGGGTTTAATGTAGGTAAGATAGCAGTATTTAATGCATGTTCTTTTATAAAGGCTGCTTCATCTATTATAAGATGAGTAAACCTAAAACCTCTTATGTTGTCAGGATTATCTGATGATAGAAACTTTAATGTACTACCATTCATAAATGTAATAGTACCTTCCATTCTATTGCTAGCTGTTATAACACCCTCTGATGTAGCCACTATTTGATCCATTATAGATTTACCTTGACCATATACCGGTGTTATATAACCTCCTTTACGTTTAGGTTTCTGTAACAACCAATACAGCATTAGATTCATTGATAGTAATGACTTACCTGAACCTCTGGGTGAACTAATGACTCCAAATAGATCTTCAGTATCAGCATACCTATCTATAAACTGCTTCTGCCTCTTATAAGGCTTAAATAATTGTATGTTCATTCTTTACCGGTGTTATTGACTAGACCATAGTCTAAGCCAAGATAGTAACTTTTCCCTAAGGACACAACTAAACCTAGCGTAACTCCTACGGGTAAATAGCCACAAGTATAGTTATAGTCAAGATAGGTACTTTTTACCTTAGATACCAATAACCTACAAAGTAAAAAAACTTTCTTTAAAATAAGTTTGTAACTTGTCAATTTTATTCTATCTTTATTTTATATTAGGAAGACTATTACGGTTTATTACCCCCGGTAACCCGAACGACTGAAAGGAGTGAGGGGTATAACTATAAGTTTTTCTTATACTTACTCCTCCTGGAACCCTATTGTAATGTTTTGTATTTCAGCCTTTATAAGCTTTCTTTCTATATCTCTACCTGTATACTTCATTATCTGATCTATAGCTCTTTGTCTAATGGCAGGTGAGTCATCATTAAGTAGTAACCTTAATTGATTGGCTGCTGGTTCAAGCATTTGTTCTAATTTGTTTTGTAAACCATTCTCCCAAACATCTCTTGCTGCAGTAAAGTATTGGCAGTATTGCTGTTCTGATTTATCGCCATATAGTGTGTGACACATTCGAACCCAATCTTCTTGTCTTATTGGTTTATCAGCTTCATACCTATACTTGTAAGCTTCCATTACTCTATCCTTTGTTTCCTTCTCTGTCAATCGTTGTCCTGCCATTGTTTAACCTATTATATTATCATTATATAAATAGTAAGGGAGAGATAAGAAGTTACCTATCGTTTATCTTACTGGATTATCTATTGTTCTATATATGGTATCTATTACTGAGACTATTATAGTTATTACTCTATGACTACCTCTCCAGTCTATCATAAGTTAAGTAATAATACCCGTACTCATCCATACTATCGTCTTGAACTACAAAGTCATGCTTTAAATAAAAACTAAACAACTTTGGTTTCACCCATGCACTTATACTTGTATACCCATCCTTCAATATATAAATCATCTTACTACCCAATCCTTCTCTCTTATTATCTGATACGAATCTACTAATATGAACATGACTGCTATCGTCTTTACTCTCTCTTATCCAACACCAACACTTATCTTTATAGTTGATGACTGCACAATTATCTGCTTTATTGTATCCTTTTTCAGTCCAGTACTCGTTTGCTTCGTTAAAATATTTTAATGTATCTATGTTCATAATGTATTATAAAATTGGTTAGTTCTTTCTGCTACCGTACCTTGTAACTTAATTACCGGCAGGTTATACTCTTCTATATAGTACTCAAATAACTCTACTATATCGTCTCTAAACGTTTCACTACTACTCCTTACCCCATCATCTTTAATCGGTAGTTCATTCGGTAGATAATAAATTCTATCATAGAGAAACACTATCTGCTTCATTACATTAGTTGCATAATTCATTACCCATTCACTTACCTTATCTTCTGAATACAAGTAATGTGTATAACAAACTGCATCTATAATACTTCTATCACTAACAAAATTAGGATAAACTATATTATTTACATGAACGTTTAGTGTTAATAACTGAGTTAGATTATCTCCATCCTCATTTATCTTTATACCTTCTTGGTGAATCTTTCTTGTTAACTCATCAAAGAATGTAAACTTTGGTAACGAACCATTTCTTCGAAAGTCTTTTTTAATTGAGTTTAGTAAGGTTGTCTTACCAGTGGATTGAGCTCCACTTATTGCTATTTTCATATCTTATACTTTTTGGTTATATAATATAAGATAGGCAGAAAATACCGAAACAACAACTTTTAATGAAAGTTTTTTAGAAACTTAGTAACTTCTCTACCTACTTCAAGAGGTATATTTTCTCCTTTTATATAAACTACACTAGTGAATAAACCCTCACTTATACTTAGTTCTTTTTTCTTTAGCTTTACCTGCATAATAACTATATTTAGAAGTGTCTTGATACTTCCATTTATTTTTTATATACTTGTTTTTTATTACATTAAAGTCATACTCCCACTTCTCTTGTTTAAATATTTTTGGTAAGTTAATCTTCTTACCTGTTACATATAGGTGAAAAGTATGAGCTGATATCCTCATACAGAACTGTTTAACTAAATGAGTGTTTATACATCTACCAAAGCTGGTAAGTACTATATGATCTCTTTCATGCTTTAATCTAGTATACTTCTCTCCTTTCTTTAGTAGACCTTCTATAACTCTTTGATTAAACTTTGATATATTAGTATCTTCATAAAACTTATCTATTGGTAAGTCATTATAAAGGTAATGCTCTACATCTTTAATATAGTTATCAGTTATGTAATCTGCTCTTTTTACTTTGTATTTTGTCCACTTAGTAGCCATTGTTCATATAACTTATTTATTTTGTTTTGGTAGGAACCATATTGACAATCACAATCAGGCAACGTAACTACACCGGAAATAATCGTCTCTGCTTTAGTATAAGCATCTTTTACATCACTACGTAAGGTCTTACCTTGATACTTAGGGAAATCATTTAATAACCATTCACTCATACCAGAAATTAATTCTATCAATTAAGTGTTTAACTAAATAACCAAAGAAACCTGCTAGTGCAGCATGGAAAATGTCTACGTATATAAACAGACCTAACCAAAAAGCCAGACATTTGCTGCACGTAAGAAGGATCGATAAGGGAGGTAAATGTGTATAAAGAAACTCGACTACCTTCTCCTTAGCAGGTTGTATTGGTTTAAACTCGCTTACTACCATATTTGATAGATAAGCTAATCCTATTAAATTAAATAGATCAATTGTCATCAGTTCTTAACGAATCTAAATATTCATTGACATATCGTTTTATTCTATTGTATTCTTGTATCTCTCCTTGTTTCTTCTTTCTCCTATATCTTGCTATTAAACGAGGATAAACTAACGAGAGAACTAACATAATTAGTCCTATGTTAACTATTAGAGATATTATATAAGGTGTTTGCATAATTTTCTTATTTTCATTTGAACTTTTTTATAGTCACCTTTTAATGAGTGGTAATTAATCTTATACTTCTCTGATGTTGTATTGTATCTTGCTCCTTCTATCATTATTTCATTAACTAACATCTTTTCATAAGGGTTTAACTTATCTATTACTTTCTTCATACAGGTGTAAACTTCTGACTGTTCGTCTTCAAAGGCAGTATTTCTAGCTACTCTTTGTTGTTCAACAGCCATATTATCATACAACTCTCTATTCATACTCATATGCTTTCTATACCTATGAAAAAACCTTGTGGTACTAGACTTTAACTGAAAGCTCATCATAAATGTTAAGAAGTTTTCTAACTTACCATCTGTGTAAACTTTATATATGTATTCAGTATCTTTTTCTAAGAACATTTCAACACACATAGCTAATAAGTCTTCACCCCATTTGTCGTACCCTGCACCACAAGTCTTTTTACAATTAATTACAAGTTGTTCGTATATGCTACCTATTTCTTCGGTAACTAATCTTCTTTTTTCTGCTTCTGTCATACTTGTTTATTATAAAATAAGAACTTTATTATAACTATCCAACTTTTACCATAAAAGAAAAAAAAAGAGCCATAGAGGCTCTATAAAAAGGAATTGTACCATGGCTGAAACTTGGAAAGTAATCCTTTTTTATTTAATCATGGGAATTAAATATTATGCTAATTCACTTTGGTCAGCAGCTAAAAAAGCTCTACCTTGTGCTCTTACATCATCTTGTTCTGCTTTAGATAAAGCATTAAATTGATCTGATGTTAAGTTTGTAAGTTCTTCTCTTGTATATGTTTTCATAATTAATAAATGTTAAATTGCGTATCCTCTTGTATTTTTCCAGTAATCATAGTTCTGTTCTGCATTTTCTGTAGTAAATCCATACTCGTTATATATTCTAACCATTGCTATTTTACCACTCCAATAATTACCTGAATTTTGTTTACCTATCTGTAAGTAAGAATCTGATCCTGCCGTATCCATACTGTCTATTGTTAATGCATCATCTGTAATAACTTGAGTACCGTTTAACCAGCAGTTTAATGTTTGTGCAGTATAATTTACTTTCCATACCATATGGGTTAGTGTGTTAAGAGAGTATATAGCTGAACTGTTATAAAATTGTGAAGAACCACCTTGTGCTGGATCTTCTCTTAATGCCCAGTGTATACCTCCTGATGTTGCTCCTGATAAACCATGCCACCATACTTGATTAGTACCACTGTGCCATACTGTTGCTAAACCTCTATAGCCTGATAATGTAGTAGTATCTGAAATAGTTTCTATAGTCCACTCTACTGACGAAGATGCAGGTGTAATATAAGCATTAGAAACTGAATTTTGAAAGTACGTGCTACTACCATCCATAGTAAAGTACCCTTGTTCACCTGATGTATGTACAGGAGTTGGTGATCCATAAAGAGTAAAGTTTTGACCAGTACTACTTAAATCAGTCCATGTAGTTCCTGATCCTGGATAACTTGATGTATCTCCAGCATCTAGATAAAGAACTAAACCGTCATTGACTAGTTCACCTGCTGCTGATGACCCCATAAAGGCAAATGGTTTAACTAATCCCATGTTAACTTAAATTTAATGCTGCTGTTCCGTAAACGTTTGTTCCTGCGTATGTTTGGAACGTAAGTATGTCTTCTGCATTTGAAGTAGCAGTTGCCGTTGGTGCTGTACCTCCTGCAAACTTAAACTCTGGTGCAAATGATATTGTTCCGTGTCCTGTTCCTGGTTGATTAACTCTTAAAGATACTGTTTGACTTCCATTAGTAGAAATATTAGTTGCATCTAAATGTGTATCAGAACCAGATACTAAGTTTAAGATATATGCATCACCATCTTGTAAATCTAAAGATGCTGTATTAGAAGATATTCCAAGTGTAGTTATAACTGATGATACTGCACCTGTAACTTTAATACCTTTATTACCTGCACTAATTTCTACACCTACTTGATCTCCAGTAGATATTTTTACAGTACCTGTACCGTCTTGGTTATCTACTACTGCTATCTCTCCTGTTCTTCCTCCTCCTGAACCTGAAACTACTAATCCAAGTCTTGATTTTATACCATTAATGTTAAACTCTGTACCATAATTATATGCAAAGCCATCGTAGTATTCTATTGAGTAATAATCTCTAAATTGTTCTCCAAATGCATTAAAGTCTGCTACAAATAAGTTTTTATTAGTATAGTTTTTACCACCTATTGTGTTAGTACCACTTAATTCAGCTAAACCTACTGTTTGGTTATTACCTGGCGATGGGAATGATTGTTTAATGTTACCTACTATTGTAGATTCATTTAACCCACTTCCTGTTATGTTTAACGAACCAGTTATCTGTACTGCTGGTCCAGTTGCTGAACCTGTCTGTATAAAGCAAGCTGATCCTGTATAGTAAAACTTTATATCTTTAGTATCTGATCCTGTTCCATCCCATGCTCTTGTACCACTTTTATAAGGGTAAGAAACTCCTTGTGCTGAACCAATTATTACTTGATCTTCAGCAGTTAAGTGAAGATTTTGAGTCATGTACCCAACAGGGTTAGTTAAGTTGTTACCTACAACAATCGTTTCACTGTTGTATAAACCAAGCTCCATCGTTCTACCATAATATCTTGCTACTGCATCTGCTACTCCATCTCCACTATTAAATGTATCGTCTAATACAGAGAATGCTGCAGTTTTTTGTGCTGCTGTACCACTTCCACTTGCAACTAAACTAGCATTTATTCTTGTACCACCCATTAACATATCACTACCGTAGTTGAAACCTGCACTATCCCACTGAGATATCATCCAGGTATTTTCATAATAACCTGAACCAAATGCAAAGTCTTGGTAAACCATCTGGTTGACCGTAAATGGTTTGGTTACACCTGCTGTTTTAGTAAATGATGGTGCTGTAATTATTTGATGTTCTGAAAATGCTGAAGGTGTGAATAAATTAGCAGTAAAGTTACCATCTGAAGTTAATGCTTGACCACTACTTCTACTAACAATTAAACTACCTGTTATGTTTGCTGAACCACTAAATTGTCCATCCCAATCACCTGCATTGGCAGCATATGATGCTGTTTGTGCAAATGATGCACTTAATGCATAAGAAGATGAGGCTGGTGAAATATTTGATAAACCTGAACCATCTCCTACAAATGATGATGCTGATACGTCACCTGCTACAGTTACTAATGATCCATTATCTGTTATAATAGAATTTTGTACTGTATGGTTACCTGTACCTTTTAATATTGTATTGTTAGAAGGATAAGCTTCTGAGCCTTTACTACCAGATATACCTGTAAGCATACCTGCTGATGTTCCTCCTGTTTCGACTTGTATCCAGTTATCATCTACACTATCCCATTCAAACGACCCTGTTAAACCAGATCCACTATCATATACTTTTATTCCAGCAAACCTTTTAGTTGGTGAATCAGCATTTAAAATAATGTATTCATCTCCTATGATTGTTGCTGAACCTGTTACTGTTTTTAAATACCCAATTGAAGCTGAAGTAAATGTTGCATTACTTGCAGTTATATCTGTTACATTTAATCTTGCAGTAGAAGCTACATCATCACTTATATCAGCTCTTAATGCATGTGATGCACTAGTTGCTGTTGCTACTGTTCCGTCTATATTTGCTGCTGCTACATAAGATGCTGTTTGAGCTGTAGTTACATAAGAGGCTGTCGTTGCTGTAGTTGCAGTTGTAGCATTATTTGCTTGTAAAGCATGTGAAGCACTTATTGAAGTATTACTTGTTAATGCATGACTTGCAGAAGTTGCCGTTAAAGCACTGTTAGCTATAATAGCATGTGATGCTGAGGTAGCTGTTAATGCAACTGAAGCTGTTGCAACATTACCTACTACATTACTACCACTTACTGCATCTGCTACACCTGCTCTATTTGCATAAGATGCACTTACTTGTGCTTCTGAATTTAAAGCATAAGATGCTGTTGTTGCAAAAGAAGAAGTAACTGTTAGGTTATTAATTTGTGTTCCTAATCCATTTACTGGTATACTACCAGAGTTTTGCATAAGGTTGTCAAAACTTGCTGATATGTATTGATTGGTTAAGTTAAAATCTGCTGCCATTATTGAGGGTATTGTTTGTATCTTGTATCGTATGTTCTAATCCCGTACTCTCTAGCAAAATCTAAATAGTAACTACCTCTCATTACAAATGGATTTTTATACTTATTAGTATAGTCTGGTAGCTGTTGGTATAATTTAGTATCTTGTGATAACTCTGGAAATAGATTATCTTCCTCTAAGATGTATTCTGTTAGTCTTTGACTGTAGTAGTCCATTTTGTTTCTAATGCTCTGTCTTTTCATATCATAAAGATCTCTTTCAACTGGGTCAGAGTTCTCTCCTCCATTAGGTCTTAGTAAACCATTGTTTCTTGGTCTTAGGTAAATCTCTTCTAAAGTTTCGTAATAAGCTGCATACAATAAAAAGTCTTGTATGTAGTCATCAACTAATCCTTTATAGTTACCTGTTAACGTACCTGCATCAACATCAGATAAAAGTTTATTGTATAGTACGGTACCAATTATATTTTGTAGCCATACATCTTGAGCTGTTCTTATACAGTTCTTAATAAGTGCTGAATCAACAGCATCATTCAAGCTAGTAAAGCTTCTTATTTTTGCTTCTGAAATTAAAAAGGTGGTTGTCATACTATTAAATAGATTTAAGCTAATAAAGGTTCACCTTCTGTGTCAGTATCTGTGACGTTTTCATCACTTACTGCTTCTTCTTCAGCATCTGTTGTGTCTGTTCCAACGATTACTTCTTCATCTTGCTCTCCATCTTCTAGTAATCTTTTTTGCTCTATACCTAACACTACATCAGGATAGTTAAATGACATTATCATTTCAAAACAGCCTAATAGGTCTTGCTGGAAAGGTAAGATAACTAAATTCATAAATAATAAATTAGCATCTATTAACTCTGCTCTTCCACCAAGTTGTCCTTCTGTTTTGATACCTAATAGCATTGGACTAGTAATTCTGTGTGCAGTTAAAATCTTCTGCATTACTAAATCATTAATGGTAGTATAGTACCCATCAGCTCCATTTTGAGGTATTGGAGTAATTACTGGTGCCATTTCTTTTTCTGGTACGTCAATATACATAAGTGAACCTGCATTGTTAGTACCACCATAATTTGCTAATAGCTGTTGTTCTATCTCTCTTAATTGATCCGGAGTACCATTTGTAAAAGTGGTAATACTAAGTGATGGTGCTAAACCATTCTTAATATTGTTTACGTGAAAGTCATCAATAGAAGTATCTAGTTCGATAATTCTTAATGCTCCTACGTAATCCGGTAGAGGATAGTAAGATTGCCCTGGTCTGTAGTCTCTGTGAACATAGATTTGATGAGGTTCTTCTTGTTTTTTATCGGGATTGTATACTGGCAGATAGTCCATATTATCCTCGCTTTTATAAACAATACCTGAAAATCTATTTTTTCTGTCCCATTCTTCTGAGATAAAATAACCAGGGATGTGGCCGTACTTATTCTTTTCTTTAGCTCTTAGATAACTAAAGTCAACATGATAAGCCTCTAGCCTAGTTCTGTCATTACTGTAAACTATTTCCATGGCGAACGAACCGTGGAGTTTAAAATCTAGAGAACATTTAGTGAATATGTCATTCCAACTTTCACCAGCTGAATTAGCTCTCTTTGTGTATTCTTCATCGTTAGCTGTTAACCCTTGTCCTATAATACCTTCAACTATAGCATTAATACAAGCTGCGTTAACAGAACTTTTATTATACATTTCAATTAAGTGTTGTGGAAACATATTATCGTCTCCATTTTTTACGAACTTCTCGTTTTTATCTTTTTTATACTCCTTATGGTTAAATTCTCTTAACTTGGAGTTATTAATTTTTGTAAAATTAAATTTTTTATTATCTGCCATTTTATGAATAGTAAGTTATATAAGTACCGTTTTCATTTGAGGTAATGTTTTCTGTAAACTCTGGATCATTAGTTCCATATACAAATGCTCTACCACTGTCTATTGTTTCAAATATTCCACTTGCTGTTGTAACGTTAGTCCATTGACTTTGAATAGCTGTCCATAAATTAGAAGCTTCAGTCCATTTTAATTGTCCTCCTGCTATATCTGCTTTTAATTCATAACTATATAAACCGCTAGCACTTGGTATACCTGCAGAGCCTGAAAGATAATCTAACTGCATATACTCACTTAGGTTATTAGGAGTGTTTGTTAGAGACAAAGAAAATGACGATGAATTCATATTCATGTCATTAGTTAGCTCTAGTTTATAGTTAGCACCAGTACGACTACCAGTTGCTGGCCATATTGCAACACTTCCTGTTGCTTGAGTAGGGTATATGTTTAACATATCTTTAAATTAAAAAAATAGGGGTTGATAATTAAACCAACCCTTATTCTTATTCAGTTTAGCTAACTGTGATAGTAGTTAACGCATCAGTTAATACACCAGTAGTGGTGATTTCTTCTGCTGGATAAGGTTCCATTGCTTCAAAAGTTAATGCATATTGATTTGCATCTCCCATTGCAGTTCCGGTACCACCTGTTCCACCTGTTACAGTGCTTCCTCTGTATCTTCCTACATAAAAGAATTGTCCTACATAATCGTCTGTACCGTTGTTTGTTTCAACAACAATCTTTAGATCAGGGTTTTGAACTAATACTTTTACTTGATTTCTTATAGAAGCTTGTAACTTATGCATAGCTAAATTTGTTACCTGAGAATAAAAAACTGTTCCGTTTTCTAAACTTGGTGTTGGAGTTTCTGTAAAGTCACCGACATTTCTTGGTAGCTCAAACTTAAAGAAAGTACCTGTACCTGCTATGTTACTAATAGCACCAGATGATGCTGTAACACTAGTTACTGATCCAGATAAGATATATAAGTTTTTTATGCCCCCAATATTGTCACGACATCCTAAAGAAAATCCGCTACTTAAATTACATGCCATAATGTTATTTTTTAAAGGTTAAAAAAATAGTATTAGGGGTTAATTAAAACCCCATATACTGTATAAAGCTTCTATTTACGCTTGGTCGTTAGATACGAAATATTCTGGGTGACCAACTTGTACACCTAATTTATTTCTTAATCTATATTTAAGGGAATCTCCATTAATATCGTACCACATTTGGAAGTTTGTAGTATCAGAAGATAAATCTGTTCCTACTACCATATCAGATGCTGGTCCAATTATTACTCTCTCCGAAGATCTTAAACCGTAAGTCCCAATTATAGAAATATTAGGGTAACCCGGTAATGGGACTTCGTAAAAACCTCCTCTTTTAGCTACTGTTGTAGGGTCAAAGTGGAATAAGTTTTGAGTAGTTAATCCGTTGATTATTCTTTGGAATACTGAAGTTCCACACCATACTGTTAGGTCTGGAGCATCTAGTACGTTTACGTCTACAGATTCTAACATTGTAGAGATCTGGTCGTAAGCAGTTGATGCAGTTATTGCGTTAGCTCCAATTCCTGTTGCTACGTTAACACCTGAAGTAGATCCTGAGATTAAAGTCTTGAATCCATCTGCTTGAGGTACTACAGTTGAATTAGCGAATGTTGATCCACTAATAGAGTTCCAAATAAAGTCATCGTTGTTTTGTTGTGATTTTTTTACAAGGTCTGCAGACATTTCTGTTAAGATTGTCATTGTGTCCTCATAACTTCCCTCTGGAAGGAAAGCTTTACCTGTATACTTCTCCGTAAGAAGTTGCAAGTTCCATGCATCATAAGCCGTTCTTTTTGTGACGGTTATGTTACGTTGAGTAAAGTCAGCTGATCCTGAAGCAGTTGAAACGGCGTTACCTCCTTGGAAGTAAGGTGCTACTGATACAAGATTAAGAGGCTCTTGAAATTTGATGCCTTCCTGAACGCTAACGTACTCTGCTGTGTTACCAGTATAAACTGAGTCTAAGACTAATTTACCTGCTAACTCATTATTAAAGTCATTTAATGCTGATACATCTAGTGCCATAATTATTGATTTTTAGAGTTTGTTAATTTAAATAAAGCTTTTTCGTACCTCTTTTGATTGTACACTGCTTTAGGTTTTTCGAAGTTATTTCTAGACTTAGCATATCTTGATTCTGCAGTCGGTTTAGATGATGGAGCACTCATGTACTCACTCATTTTTTCCTCGTGTTCTGTCAACATATCTTCGTGCTCAGTCATTTTTTTGCGTAGTTCCTCTATTGCAGGTCCTACTTCAGTCATGATAGCTTCAATGATTTCTTCTTTAATGTCCATTGTTTCCTCTTCAGGATAATGATCATTCATAGATTCTTCATCTTCTTCTAACTTAACCGCTTTAGAGTCTTCTGATAATTCAGTAGCTTCTGCTTGGATGATTTTTGCAGGTCCTTTATCAAGGTCCTTCATATCTTCTTCGTGTTCTGCTAATGAACCAGAATCGTCTCCGTCTGGGCGAGCTATTCCAGTGATTTTTCCTTCACCGTCTACTGTTACAGTTATACCACTCTCAGTAGTATGCTCCCCACTAGGTGCCAATACTTCTTCGCCAGCTTCCGTTTCTACGTACAATTCATCACCAACAGCAAAAGAAGAATCTTTTTTGTTCGTAATTTTTGTTCCGTCTACTAAAGTAGCTGAATCAAAGTTTTGCTTTTCCTCTGAAGAGTTTTCCGTTTCAGTCATTTCGGTAAGTGAAAAATACTTTTTTACAAGCTCCTTTAATTGATCTTTGTTCATATTAAAAGATTTTTAGGGTTAAAAGTAATTTCCTATAAAAATAAATAGGCTTGACCCTAAATAGAATATATATTTAGTTTTCTCTACGTAAATCAGCATCATAATGTTCGAATCTATCATGCTCTGTTGGTGTTGCTAACAAAATCCCTGGTTTTATATAACCTTCTCTAGTCTTTTGGTAAATAAACGACATCCATGTTTGTTCGTACGGATATTCCCAAGTTGTCTCTAAAAATAATTTACGGTTACCCTCTCTTGTTACAAGTTGTGGCCAATTGCAATAATAAACCTCACCTGTTGCATAAGGTATACCGTTAAAGCTTTTAATGTTGTTGTATTTAGTAAATGGTTTTTCAGTTATACCTGGAAAGAACCTATCTCTTTTATCTTGAGGTAAGTTATGCCAAGACCATTGATGCTGGTTATCACCAAAAAACTCACTAAAGTTTAATTTTAGAAAGTCAAAACCTTCTTCGTATACTATTTCTTTTATTTTTGTAAAAAAATTGTTAAAGTATCTATTGAATCCATTTCTACAGGTATTCTCTTTACCGTTGTAAAAGAACATATCATCTTCAAAGAAAAAATAACTATCTAAGTCTGTTTTATCGAAATGTTCTGCTATATACTGTCTTCCTCCACATATGCCTATATTTTCTCCAGTACCTATCATTTCGAAATCGTACTTTTTACACAATTCTACGTATTTCACTTTTGTACTATCGTCCGTAGAGTTATCTAATAAGTATTTCTTTGTATCTAACAAAGTCTTATCATATAGTTCTATACTCTTTATAAGAGTTTCAAATTGATTAGGAGAGTTAAACGTTATTACATAGAGTCCTGTGTTCTCTATTTTATCTTTATGTTTATTTTTTTGTACTATAGTTTTATTATCTATTGCATCTTGAAATACTTTATATAGTAAACCATTTTCTTCTATCATATGGTAAGAGATAATGTCTGGTAGTTTATATAGCATAATAGCAAAGATACTTTCTTCTGTACCCATATAACCTGCTGATAAAGTATTTTCAACAAGTCTATAGTATTCATTCATTACTGTATTTATAATACTCTTTTTACCACCAAAGAATCCTCCTCTTCCTACTAATTTTACTTCTTCACCTGCATATTTGTTTATGTCTGGGTATTTAAAACCATGTATCTCAGCAGTTGCATTATAAGGATAAGTAACAAATAAGAAGTCTTTTAATTTATTACTAATTGTATTTAACGTATTATTATTTACGTATGTATCTAGGTTTACTGTATTAGCTAAACCTGCATCTATCCAGTACATATAATCGCTGTTAAAGCCATCTAATAATTTAGCATCATGCAGTAGCATCATTTTAGACATAACTACTGGATTATAATACTCTAATTTTGCTTGTGGTGATTCAGCTAACCAACCTACTTGACTATACCAGTCATCATCTTGTCTTAACTCTTGTATGGTATTAAAGAACTCATTCTCAAACCAATCTAACTCTCTGTATATAAACTGTATATTAGTTTCTCTACGTTTGTTTACAAAGTCTTCTAACTCTTTATCACCAAATACAATTAGATTAACGTCTAACTTAAGTAATTTTTCAAAGCATTCTAAGTAATGGTCATAACCTCTTGTAAAGTTATTACCTAACTCACCTCTTTTTAAATCCCATAAACCTGTTACTAATGTTGTCATTGTTTTCTTTTGCATACCCATACTACTTTACTAAAGTTTTCCTGGTTATAATTTATTAAGTTTTGTTCTTCTGATACTTGTTGTATGTCTGAATCTTGTATTTCCATCCAGTTCCATATCTTATTGTAGTAATTTTTATCGAATTCTTCTTTGTTAGCTACATAATCATGAGCCATAATAAAATCTCCTTTTTTAAGTAAAGGAGCTATAGAGTTAAACTCTCCTATTTTATGACCACCGTCACATAAAACTAATGTTGTACCTTCTTGCTGTATATAAGATTCTATTGCTTCTGGTTTTTCTAAAGCATTGTATGCATGGTTAAAAATATTTTCTATTCTTACATCTACATTATTATCTTTAAGTCTTTGGTAATACTCTCTATCAAATACTTCAAATGTTAGTATAGGTGTATCTGGTAAATTATGTCTTATAAATAAAGTTAAACCTCCACCAGCAGTACCTATTTCCAGTATTCTATCTGGTTTAATGTCTGCTAAAAAGTCATCAAATACTTTAAATACATCGTTATGCTGCTGTACTGTTAGTCCTTCATAAGCTGTATGTCCTACTACTCCCATTCTTTTAAGTTTAATAATTTATATGTTTGTTCTTCTGATTCAGGTGATTTATTGTTTCTATCGTACCATTCAATTTGATTCTTTGAAATATAATTTAAGTACTCTTCATCTTGTTTTACCTCTAAGTACTTTCCTATGTATAGATCTGCTACACCTTCATTACCATTTTTTTCATAAGCTAAGAAACAATCTTCTCTTAAAATAGGTATATAGTGTACGTTAGGTAACATTGGTTCGTAAGTAGTATCTCTAAATTCCATTCTTACAAAAGGTATACCTAAAGCCATCATTTCTATATCTCTATAACAAAACTCTCCTGTATGTTCATAATGGTTAACGTTTTTACTTAAATCTAAGTAATGAGATAAAGCTATTTTTTGTTTACTGAGTAATTCTAAATAATTTTTATGGTCTACATTTATTAGAGGTTGTAAATAACCTTTCTCGTTTATTATTTTTACTGTCTCTCTATAACTATTAACACCACTACCTAAATAGAATAACTTATCATTTTCTCTTTTGTTTCTATAGGGTGTAGGGTCAAATGGTGCATAAGATAAAAAAGTAAAAGGTTTTATTTTGTGTATGTTGTGTAAGTTGTTATCTGATTTACACCAATTATATAACCAGTGGTAAGAAAAATGACCTAGATGTATACTATCTACATGCTCACTTTTACTCCAGTGTGTTAAATAATGTAAAAAGTATTCTGTAAAAGAAAAGATTTTTATTTTTTTTAACTCTGTATTCTCTATAACAAAGTCAACATCACTAATTTTAGGTTTTTCAAATGGTGGTATATCAACACATAAGTCTAAAGTCTCTTCTGGTTTATATGTTTTAACTTCTACTGTAAATTTAGTCTGTAAATATTTTGTGAATCTTTTAAAATAACTTAAGTGTTCCCTATCCCAAGGAACGTTTTCTAAATAATGTACTCTTATCATTAAGAAACTGTATTAGCAATAACACCTTCTCTATACTCTACCCAACCATCTTTTTCACTATGAGGCCATACTATCCATTTGTGCGGTAAAGGACCAGTATATTCAACCCATAACTTCCACCATCCGTCTAATGATGCTCTATAATTAAGTACTTCTTCTTTTGAAAGATCTTTTCTATATAATTCTTTACCCTGTTTATCGTGAAGTATAATTGCTATAAAAGTATAATCATCATAACTAAAACTATCGTTATGTACATCTATACAGTGTTTAAACTTCTGAAAAAACATATCGTACTTACTACCCGGTGGTGGTACTTTATCTAATACTCTTTGTGTTACAGATCTATCTGAGAACCTAACACCAGCAAATAATTCATAATCTTCTAGAGTTCTTTCTTTACCTAAACCATACTTATCAAAAGTCTTTTCATTACATGGACTGCATACCTCTCCATCTACTCCTAATAGTTGTCTATTTCTTGCATGACTAGTAGTATTTTTTTGTACCCATGTTTTATCATCATCCCAATGTTTAGTTCTACCTTTTCTAGTATATTCATGCCAAGCTATAACTTCATTAGGGTAAAAGATATCATAACCATGTGTATAAGCTCTAACAGCTAAACTAATTTCTTCTCCATGAAAATAATAATTAGGATCATGAGGTACTTTAGTACAAAACCTACCTTCAGTAAATGCAAAGTGTGCTGAAAAGAATCTACCTAACTGAGGTTTATCTTTATCATGCATTGTTTGTGGTAAAAAGAATATAGCTCCTTCTGGTATAAATCTATCAAATGCTAACTCCCATGGTTCATTTATTCTTTCTTCTGGATCGTTTTCTGGATTATAACTAGGAATATAAGCAGTTAGTAAAGGATTATAACCTTCTTTTTTTAACTTATTATACATTTTCTTAACCTTAGTATCCCAGTTCTTAACAAATCTATGGTGACTATCTAACTGTAAGGTATAAGTTTCCCCTTTGTATTCTTGCTGTATTCTATTTCTAGCCCAACAAGTACCTTTAGTTTCTGTATAATCAACATCTATAATAGTAAACCTTTTATCGTCTCTATACTTATCAATGTCTGAGTTAAATTTATCTTCTTTACTATACTGAAAACATATACATATATGTAAGTTATCAGGTTGTTGTGCTTGTTTAAGTAAGTCATCTAAAGTAGGACCTAGTTCAGGGTCTCTATAAGATGCCATTTGTATAAAAATTGTTTCTTTACTTCTTGCCATAGGTATCCTCTATAAGGTTTTTTATTTCTTCAAAGACTGTATCTAGTCTTTCTTCAAACTCTTTCCAAGTTAACTCTCTATCCTCTTTATCTCTACTCATACTCTTCTTTATATATAATTATACACTTATTACCAATAAGGTAAGGAATTTTACTCAAAGAATCAACTATTTTCATATTTTTATGGAATTCGTACTAAACCCTATGTATTTGGTATATTATTCGGAAAAAGGTATATTTTATTTGGCGGTTTGGGATTTTCTTGCTATATTATAATATATAAATAAATGTTTAACCAAAAAGAATAATATGAATAAAGAAACAATACTAAATAAGTTAACTACTATAGAAGGTATAATTAAACAGTTAAAAGATAGTTTAGATAGTACTAAAGAAGTAGTTAATACAAATAAAGAAGTAAAGTTAGTTAGTAAAGATAGTAAGTTAATTAATAAGCTTATACAATTACAGAAAGCTAATAATAGTAATACTTCTTTCTTAGAAAACTTACTGAACAATGGTTATGATACGTTAACAATAGGTCAATACGACATCGTTGTTAAGATAGCAAACGATCATAATCTTAATGCAGATGAATACTAGAGAATGTACTAAGTGTAGTAAAGAGTTACCAATTGAAGACTTTTATACAATTATAAACAAAAGAACTTTAAAAAAGTATACTTATACCTACTGTAGAAAATGTCACTATAACAAGATGACTAAACATACCTCAGCTAAATGGAGGAAAGATAATCCTAAGAGATGGAATGTAATTGCTTACAAAGCTCAGAAAGATTATTGGAAGAGACAAAGAAAAGGAGTTTACTTACTTATTACTACTAAAGGTTTATATGTAGGAGCTTCAGATAAGATTACCTCTAGAGTATTACAACATAGGGGTAAACAACCAGGTAACGTTGGAGCAAAAGGTGCTAAAATAATAACTTGGTTTGTTTTAGAGGAACAAAAAGATAAAAGAAATAGGTTAGATGCAGAAAAAAAATGGATTAAAAGACTTAATCCTATGCTTAACCAAATACATACAACTAGATTTATACACTCTAGCAAAAAAAGTACTAACTAGTTATGCTGTTTATATAGTTATATGTACTTTTTAAAAGAAGGGGTAAAGACACTGTTACGGACGAAAAGGTTTTGTTAGTTTTTACCCTTTTTTATTTTATTTACAATACGTTGGAAGCACCATGCTCCTAAAGCTCCGAAGAACCCTAAAAGTACTGCCATTATTAAATCTTGAAAGTGTAAAAGTCCTATTGAACCAGAGGAAAAGAATCCTGCTAGTTGATATTCTTTGATAGAGTATTGCATATATATATATATATATTAAGCTTTTTTAGCTTGTATTAGTTTATCTGAAAAGAAACCTTCTATGCTGAAACCCTTTACTGTTTTATTTTTTACTAACTCCCATATGTCTTCATTCTCTATTTGGTAAGTACCAACCCATGTTCCTTCTGGGAAATCAAAACCATAAGATCTAGACTTATCTTTCATACCATCTTCAACAATCCACGTTTCGGTCATAAAACCTTCTACCGGTTGGTTTGGATCATGCTCTAAATTCATTTTATCTAGTAATTTATTCTTCATCATCTTATCAGCTATCTGCTTGATTGTATTTTTAGAAAAATAAACGAAGTATTCATTACCTTCTTGATCATATCTTTTTATAAGCTTGTCTGGTACCATTAATGCACCAGTTACTCTCATTTGATCTGTGTCTAAAGCAAACTTATATGAATCGTTTTTACCTGTAATAGAGAAGCTCTCCTGAAAGATATTTTGCTTTGACTGTTCTTCTTTACGAATTTGTTTTAATTTTCTTTGAGCCCATGCTATGCCTGCATCTCCGCCCCAGCAATCCCACATTAATTTACCACATCCTTCACCATAAGGAGTATCTGAATTTCTTCTGTGTCTTTCAAATGCAGCCATTCTTGCTATAGTATCTTCAGAAATAGGCTCTCTTTTTGCTAATTGATTAGCTCTAGCTTTACCTACTGGTGTACCACAAGATCCCCAACCTTCTTTTTCTGCATATTTTAATGCTCTTTTAGCATTGTTTGTAGCTGCTTGAGGATAGTCTGTATAGCTTGCAAAGTTTTCTCTTTGTTCTGTATCTATATATATTCTTGCATCATTAGCCATACCTGCATGATTAATACAGTAGTAGTACAATTCTTTTGGAGTAGAGTCAGTTATTTGTAAGTATAACTTATCACCCATTATAGCTACACCCTTGTTAAATTCTTTTCCTCCACCCCAAGTACCGTCTTTAGTAAGACTGATTCTTATATCGTGTGTATCGTTAGTAGTATTACTTTGATCGAAACAATAGGTATTACCTGTAACTAAATGTAAATCTGGCGTTAACTCTCCATTCATAACATACTTATTACCATCTTCTGTTTTAACGACAGAGACGTCAAAGTGTAAATCATGGTTAGAATAAGATTCTGTTGTATGGTTGTCAAAATCTTCAAAGTTTTCTGACATTGCTTGTTTAATTAACTCAAAAGTTATTATGTCTTCTAAGTCTTGATTTTTGAATGCATAAAAATCTGATTCAATAGCTGGTTGTTCTACTAACGCTACAGCATCAAAGCCTGATAATTTATCTAATTCGTCTATAAGTAATTCTACAATTTTCATATTATTAAATAGTTTTAGGACCCAAAGGTTCTCCTAGTTTGTATTTTTGCTTCAGCCTCACTAGCTGACCTTGTATCACCTGCTACCACATAAGCCTGTACCATAGGTTGTGCTGGACCTATATCAGGTGCTGTTGACATTTCTTGAGGTATTGCCGGAGCACTTGGAGGTGTAACCGCTACTCCTGCTGTCGTGCCTCCTGCAGCACTTACTGCATCTTTAACACTAGCTAATATACTCCCCACCTGCACTAAGTACGCTGCACCTAAAGCTACGTTTATTGGGAATGGAGCTGATGCTATAGTTTTAATTAAACCTGCATTAGCATCAACAGCTGCTCCTGTAGCTGCCATTTGTGCATCTATAGCCATTTTTTTAGCCTCTAAACCTATCTCTGAAATTATTATTGCTTGTCTAGCTATAAATGCTGCTTTTCCAATTGCAGTTTCTTGATTAGTAGCTCCTTCAATTATACTTAACAACTGTAACCTAGATTGTCTCCTTAATTCATCTAACTGTAAAGCTTTTTCTTGGTTATCCCTATACTTAGCCATTTGATCATCTAAATCCTCCATATCGTCTAAGAAATCAGTATCTACAAACTCAGGCATAAACTGGAAAGGATCTTCATCTTCACCACCATTCATTTGAGTAGTAAAAGCCTCTTGGAAACTCATTGCAGACTTTTTACCCTCTTCAGCCCAATAGTCACTAAACTCAGACGTAGCTTCTGCTAATTCATCTTCAAAAGCCCATTCAGCCTGTAATCTTTTTAATTCTTCCTGTCTAGTTAACTCATAAGCCTCAGCATCTTTTTTAGCTTGTTCTTCAATTCTTTCAGTTCTTCTAGTAATTACTCCTTCATTAAAATCTTCTTTTACACTTATACCACCTAACTGTTTACCGGCTTCTTTAAAATCTAATCTAAACAACGCTGCCATACCTGCAACTAATTTACCTGCAGTTTTAGCAATAGCTGTTGTTGCACCTGCAAAAAAGTCTTGAAATTTTACCCAAGCACCGCTTAAATCTAGTGTACCTAAACCAGCATCTTCTAAGACTTTACTAAATTTATCAAACTGAACTACAATTGCACCTATTACAGCTACTATTGCAGCTCCTGCCGCTATATAAGGGTTAAGTAAAGTTGCAGTATTAAACCCTAACTGAGCTCCTGTAGCAGCTTTAAAAGACTTACTTAACTGTCCATACCCTTCTGATATATCTTTTAAACCTATACCTAAAGCTATAGCTGAAGCAGCTTTTTTCTCAAACTCTCCAAATACCTCTGTCTCTATACCGAACATACCCATTACTCCCACTGCACCTTGTAATGCTCCAGAAAAAGCTTTGATAGCACCATCTGCAGCCATAAACTTATCCTCTGCAGTAAATCCTTCGATTTGCTTATTAACCTTAGCTAATTCCTTTTCAGTAGCCTGAGCTTGCTTTGAAAGATCTTTAAACGCTTGACTATTTCTATCAACCTGCTTTAACTCTTCGTTAATCTCACTTAACTGGTCTTCTAACTGCCCTAAAGTCTTACTTTGAACGTTAATGTCGATATTATATGTCTTAGTTGCCATATTATTAAATAGTTTCTAGTTTATATGTTATGGACATGCTGGACATATTGCTGGTCCTGAAAATTTAAATCCATTTACAAATGTGTAATATACACTTTGATCTTCACTTACGTATTTAGTTCCAGTCTGTAGTGTAGTACAGCCAAATCCATCATACAGTTTAGTAGATGATGCTACCGTTGCTGCATCAAAGTAGCTTGTTCTAGGTGCTGTACAACAACCATCTGTTGTATTATTACCTTTAGTTACTACAATTCCATAACATGCTGCCGGTGAAGGTGTAACTGATACAGTCGGTGTAGGTGTAGGTGTAGTTCCTGGACTAGCCGTTACTGTTGGTGTCGGTGTTAAACTTGTCGATGGAGTTGGAGTTGGAGTAGGATTAGCTGACTCACAAGCTGTACAACCTGCATAGAAGTTTATATAGTCAAATGAATTTTCTGGTGCTAATGCATCATCTACTTCATAACAACCATCTGGCATTAATACTGAATCTCCTGGTGCTGCACCTCCATTTGGTGATCTCATTCTATCATACCCTCCTCCTGCACTACCACAATTAGTTAAAGTATAGTAAGTAAATGTTGATGAAGGTGTAACTGTTGGTGTTACTGATATCGTTGGTGTAACTGATGGTGTAATACTTATAGTAGGAGTTATACTCGGTGTTACACTTATTGTCGGTGTTATACTTATCGTAGGTGTTACAGATGGTGTCACACTTATCGTAGGAGTTGGTGTTGGAGTAACACAAGGTCCAATTAAAGTAATAGTTCCATTACCACTTGTTAATACAGGTCCAGAACCTAAAGCACAAACTGGTATTGAATCTCCATCTGGTACACTTTCTGTTTGTGGGTTACTATCACAATCAGTATAACTAAATGTACCTCCTCCTGAGCCTCCTTCTAACTCCCATTCGTTACAACCAGAAGCTGGTGGAGTACTTGTT